GCTCAAGTCCATAACGCATGGCGCAAGGGAAAGGTTATCCTCAAGGGTCCAAACGTGAAGCAGACTGAGATTGGAGACATTGTGGTGTTCCCAAATAACATGGGAATTCCTATTTCCAATCTGGAAGTCACGAATCATGGTAAAGTTAAGAATGGTCTGTTCCTCAATGAACAAAGAATGTTTGGCATTTGCGAGGTAAATATTAAGGATGAGGAGAATCAAAAGGACTGAATTGGATCGTCTTCTGAAGAACGGAGCATGTGAAATCATATTCCTTCGCAGAGACACCAAGAAAATTCATGGGGGTCAAGTGACCCGTAAAATGGTTTGCTCAAATTGTAATGATATTTTAAAATCTGAAAACGGTTTCCGATCCTTAAATTTTCAACCCCCCGGTGGTCCGAAACAAATCAATGAAGCTTTTCATAATGTCGTTGTCACATGGGATATTCTGATGCAAGATTATCGCAACGTATCATGTGAGCAATGTTTTTTAATCAATGAAATGACACCCGATGATTTTTGGAAATTCTACAATGAGACACTGTTACCCATGACACCTGAAGCAAAAATGCAATACATGTTATCTATATGATAAGAATTGAAGAAGAATTAAAAACACTGATGTTGAAGGATGTTTCTTTCGTTCTGGATGATAAAGTCATCAAACGGGGGAGGATTAAATGGTATAATACCAAGCACAATTTTATCAAATTTAAGATTGAACATCAGGGGGAAACTAAAGAATGGGAACTTACATATCCATTTAAGATTGAACGACAGGGGGATGGCTACTTGTTTAATTATGCGTTGTCAGCATTTTGCCCAAGGACTGAGACTTCGTATTGGAAGATGAAGATGATGAACAAGTCCGAAGCATGTAAGATGCACGATAATTTTCTTTTCATCATCTCCAATACTTGACAAAGGGGATGGGGATGTTATCCTAATCTCAGATGTCAAAGTTCATTCTAAATTTCCCAGAGGGATACCAACCCAGAGACAAACAAGCATATGCCCTCAAGCGTATTGAGGAAGCATTTGAAAGTGGTAAGAAATTCGTAATTGTCCACGCATCAACGGGGGCTGGCAAGACACATTTGGCGAAAACACTTGGAAATATCTCCAAGTCACCTCCTGATAAATTTTGCAGATATGTGGACAGCTATGAGATCTTCGGGGAAGAGGGTGAAGATTTGATGGATGAATTTGAATCCTTTGGAACATACGCTCTCACAATCACCAAGGCACTCCAAGATCAATACCAAAACACATTTGATGATACAGGAATTCTCAAGGGTCAAAGTAATTACCAATGTGATGTCGATCAGGAATTAACCGTTGACGTTGCTCCATGTATCTATGTGAAGGGTTTAAAACAACAATGTTGGAAAGCTTGTAAATGTCCATATTATAACGAGAGGAATGAGATGTTGAAATCTCAATTCTCATCTTTGAATTACAGCATGTTTTTTTCTCTCCCTACATATCTACAACGTAGAGAAATTCTGGTGTTGGATGAAGGATCGGAATTGGAAGAACAGATTGTAAGTCAATTCACATGCGAGGTTGATTTTCCTTTCATGATGAAAGTCGGGGTATTTATGAGTTCCTTTCCAAGCCAAGAATCTCCCACGAAGGTCAAGGAATGGCTTGATAAATTGTTGATTTCTAGTGGAAAGACATTGGAATCCTACAAGGATTGGTTTGCCGATCCCCTGAATAAAAAAGATCATATCACATTCTCCAAGAAAAAAACAGAATACACCAAGTTGAATAATTTCAACACAAGTCTATCAACGCTGACTAATACATTCTTTGACAGTGAATACATCATTGAGCGTGTGGATAAGGTAATCCGATTCATCCCTCTAAAGGTGGACAAGCTTTCCAAATATCTCTTTGATCGTGCTGATAAGGTGGTAATTCTTTCCGCGACAATCATTGATCCCCCATCCTATTGTAAGTCCTTGGGTATCACCGATTATGAATATATCCATGTGGAATCCGATTTTGATCCGAAGAAATCTCCCATTCATATTATGGTGAATCAGAAATTGAATTTCCAAAATCTCAAGAATATGCTTCCAAAATTGAAGAATCAGATTGAGGGAATTTTGGAACACCATAAGCATGAGAAGGGTATTATTCATACCCACACCCAATATCTGGCGGATTATCTTAGGGAAAATATTAAGAGTGATCGCCTCCTTTGCCGTGAGACAGGTGTGAGAAATGAGGAGCTTTTGGAAATTCATGAATCTTCCGATGAACCTACCGTTCTTGTGTCCCCTTCCATGACATATGGGGTGGATTTGAAAGGTGATCTTGGTAAATTCCAAATTCTTATGAAAGCTCCATGGCTACCTACAAAGGATGTCAGGGTCGAGAAATTAATGAAGATTGATAAGAACTGGTATTCCAATGCGATGCTCAAGACACTCGTTCAGGCGTGTGGGAGGGGAGTTCGCTCAGAGGACGACGAATGTGAAACATACATACTTGACGGAGGGATTTATGATGCTATAATCCGTAATAAGAGCAAGCTTCCGAAATACTTTTTGGATAGAATACAATGAGTGAGAGATTTAATACAGTTACACAATTAATGGAAATGTTGAAAATAAATAGAAAAAAGAAAAAATTGCCAAATGTGCAGAATTTCATGGAAGATGGCATCTGGCTTGATGATGATGTGTCTATCACGTATGAGATTCTTCCCGAATATGCTAACAATTGGCAAATGTATTTTGGAGCGACCCCCACCTCTGAAATTTCATTCGGTAATGTTTTTATTCGGAAGGACTGTCTAAGTGATTGTTATTCTTATTTGAGTGGAAATGGATTCATTATTGTGGAGCAGTCCAGTAAAGGTGTCCGAAAATTTATCAATTTTGATAAAAAGGTCATAATTGATCTGGAAGACGGTAGAAGGGATGGGAAGAAAGAGGACGATGATGGTTATCCTGTGAGAAACCATATATCTATTGAATTCTTCCATCACACCAAACACAAGGAATTTATCACTGAATTGGTGAATAATATGTTGGAGTGGATTGAAGACGACTCTGATAAGAAGAATAATTTCTACATGATCGCCCAAAGTCAGGATGGTTTGTATAATCAGAAGACATCTTTCAAGGCAATACCGATCAAGGATAATCGCTGGGATTTGTATTACGGAGAGGGATTTGAATACGAAAAATTCGCCAAATTTATGAAGGATGATGATACAAACAGCCTCATGCTTTTCCACGGAGATCCGGGTGGGGGTAAGTCTAATCTACTGAAGAACCTCATCCTTGAGGCAAATCGTGATGTGATTTACATCCCCCCTTCCATGGTTGGACTTATTTCCCAACCATCGTTTGTCACCTACATGCTCTCCAATCGCAAGAGTATTCTGGTGATTGAGGACGCAGAGGCTATTCTCGGAAAAGATCGAAATGATGGAACGAACAATATCCTAAATCTGTGCGATGGGTTCCTCAAAGACGCGATGGCTATCAAGGTCGTCGCCACCTTCAATGCTGATATTGGGCAGATTGATCCTGCATTGCTTCGCCGTGGACGTTTGTATGCGAGTCATGAGTTCCGTAAATTGACACTAAAAGAAGCCAACAAATTGGCAGAATTTTGTGATATTGATCACACGTTTGATGAGGATGTGACTCTTGCAGATATCTTTAATATTGCGGATGAGAAGTCCGATTTATTGAAGGAAAGTAAACCAATGGGATTTGGAAACTTCTAATATGAAAAAAGAGGAAAAATTAACAGACACGGAGCTTCTAGACTGGCTTGAGGATGAGGGTTATTCCCTGATATCTCAGTCGGAATACTCATATGCTGATGATTATGATGGATTTTGGATCGTTAAAGGCTATGTTTTAAACGAGAAGGATGAACAAGTCATAGGATATGGATCTACCATTCGATATGCGATTCTTGATGCAATGAAAGATGAAGAAGATTCATCAAAACATTCATATATTCCACCAGAATACAGATATAATGAACCAGAATGAATATGAAAAAATGTTAGATCCGTCTTTCATAAGGCAGGATATATCCGAAGTTACACTTAACCGACAAGAATATCGTAGTCGTGTTGAAATTGATAAGAGGATGATCAATGATCTGAAACGAAGGGGAGAATTTGAAATTATTGATGACATGTATGATCACGCCAGAGAAACTATGGCATGTGAGATGAAAGTTGCGATTTATGGAAAAGATCATCCCAAAAAACATGTTGTCCGTTATCCTACTGATTGGTGGGAATCTCTCAAGGAACGATTCGCTCCATCATGGTTTCTTGATAAATACCCAGTGAAGTTCATGGAAGTCACAGCTTCATTGGAAGAATTGTATCCCGATTTGGATATTGCATTGCCTGATAAATCTCCTGTTTTAAAATTCATGATTCTCAAAAATCCCGACTATCCAATTTGGTAGATTAAATACCCATCCAAATTGTTAAATATTTGGATGGGTATGGTTTATAAAGCGACCAATAAAATTAATGGTAAGAGTTATATCGGTAAAACGAGACAGTCATTAGAAAAAAGAAAGTATCAGCATAATTTTTATCACGATAAGAATGTATACGTTTCCCTTTTTCATAGAGCGATTGGGAAATATGGGTGGGATTCGTTTGTGTGGGATGTGGTATATGAAGGGGAAGATTATTCTAAAAAAGAATACGAATTTATCGATCAATATGGTGATTATAATATCATTAGAGTTGAAAAGAAATATAATAATCCCCCCCGAAAACGAGTAAAGAAACAAAAACAAACATCAACCAATCCTCTTAAACAATCAATTACCAAAGAAAAAAAAGTAAGAATTCCAAAGGAACGAAAACCCCCTCAAGATATATATGTTAAGGGTCATCCTAGGTATGATGAATGTGCGGATGCTGTGGTTTCTGATTTCTTAAACGGTATGAGTGGGATGGCGATTAAGAAAAAATATAAGATCGGAAAACCTTTTTATATGCGAATACTGAATGATAATAATTTAGATCCTAAATTAAATCTTAGAAGATATTTTGATAAAAGAAAAAAAGATTGGGAATTGCAAAGAATAGAAAAGGAAATGCTCTATTCTAGAGGAATTAAACGGAAAAATAATCAAATTAAAGAGGAAAGATCTATCAACGTTGGTAAATCACATCCTAAATGGTCTGGTTACTGGATCACTCCAACGGGTAAATACGAAACACTGGCATCTGCCGCTAGAGATGTAGATATATCACCCAATGTTTTGTCTAAAATATGTAAACAATCTAATTATTATACGACAAATAGACAATGTAAATCAATAAAATGGTTCATAGATAATAATATTTCACCAGATTTAAAAATTTCTGATATAGGATTTGGATTTTTACCCGCATCAGAAGCCTACCACCACTCCTCATGATTGATTATTCATATTTCTTTGAAAACCTTGATTTAACAAACCTTTTCGTCTCTGCGTTTGACGATGCGTTTGTCTATCGTTACAATGCGAACGATAGATCGGTGAAGGAGCGGATTGACGTTAGGTATATTCATGGTCCAAAACATCGCGTTCTTCATGATCTAAATGACAGAGCAAAGACATTAACACTTCCCGTTGTCACATTTGAGCAAGTCAGTCTCGCTAGGGATACCTCAAGGATTCTCAATAAGGGGGAACACTTTTACAGATCGGGGGGCGATGATAATAAAATAGCGAAGATTCCCATTCCAATTCCAGTGAATATGGAATTCAATGTGTCAATCATGACATATTTCAAAGAGGATCTGGATCAGATTATTCAGAATTTTATTGTAAATTGTGATCCTTATATCATCGTATCTTGGAAAACTCCCGAAGCATTTGGAATGCCATTCCTTGATGAAATTCGTTCAGAAATTCAATGGAGTGGGAATATTTCATATACAAATCCAAAAGATTTATCCCCTGATACCAAATGGAGAATTGGGGCGGATACATCATTCACTGTCAAAGGGTGGATGTTCAAATCTCTGGATCAAAGGCAAGCACCCATCTATACCGTCAGGACAGATTTCAAATCTACAAGTCTTTCGGGTTATTACTCTTATGATGATATTTCGTCTCTGAGTGCAAATTCCATTGATACCGATGTTATTATGGTTTCCGCCTATCCAGAATTTACCAATCTGTTTTATTCCTATGGGGGTATCAAGTTGCCAATTTATGATAATTTGGTGATAAATGGTAATTTCGAGAATAACTTTTTGTTATATGGTAAGAGATTTTCTTATAGCAATTCATGGTATCTTTCCAGCGGGGAGCCGAATTTTTCAACTAATTTTGAGTTGATTTCCACTGCTCGTTACCCCCTGATTTCCGCATATAATATCAAGGATTGGGTGACGGTTGAATCGGATAATGTGGCGCGTATTACAATACCTTCCGAAGCATTGTCAGCTTTTGGAGAATTTAAGATCATCACGGCGAATGAAGCGGGATGGGCATCATATCCACCGACATCGTTGTTTAACTGGACTTCGGGTGCGTATTACGCTTATTCTTCTTTGAGTGGATATTATGTTCAACCAGATGGTGAAAGTCTTTATATTCATCCCCTGATGATTTCAGATTTATATGACATTCTGGACTAAATAATATCATGTCTGATTTTGTAGTCTCTGAACATGTCGATAATTTCATGAAGTCATCTGATAATGCGGATGCTCGTAATGAATTGGGAATTCCATCATTATCGACATTTGCTTATGTTGAGGATTTGGGCAGCGCGGCTTTTTCCGATGTTGAAGACTTTGAAACACCCGCAGGAGCCGCTGCGCAGATTGCCGTAGAAACAGCCGCACGCCAACTCACAGACGATGCTTTGTCTTATCAGGGCGGCGGGGCGGCAGCGATGGAGATGCTACTTGCCTCTGGTTTATCCGCATCGTTTTGGGTCGCGGGGGACAGCACCGGCAACGCAGACACCGAATGGGTAGGCCGATTCGGATCATACCTAGCCACGAAATACCCAGCTCATCGGGTAATCCTAAAAACATGGATTACCAACCAATACGTCGATTCCGTCCTGCAA